GTGTTGTTTGTATGAAGAACCAAGATATAGAAGTAAAAAGGAATTATCATTGTGTGGAAGTTATCCATTAGACTATAATTTTATGCAATTAAAACCTGAATATTTAATAGGAATGAGTGTGCCACCTGTAATGACTGCACAAATAGCACGTAACATTTATGAACAATGGTTAAGTAAGATATGAGATGTAAAAACTGTAGGGAAAAGTTTGAGCCTGTACGCTTCAATCATAAATACTGCTTAAAAGACGAGTGTGTCCGTGCTTTTGTAGCTGAGGCAAGAGATAAGCAATGGAAGCAGACGAAAACACGAATGAAAGAAAACCTAAAAACAACCTCAGACTGGTTAAAAGAAGCCCAAGTTGTATTCAACAAGTACATAAGGGAACGTGATAAGAATAAGCCTTGTATCAGTTGCGGTTCAAAACTCGGATATAAATTTGACGCAGGACATTTTTGGAGTTCAGGTGGACACAAAGCAGTTACATTCAACGAAGATAACGTACACGGACAATGCGTGGCCTGTAACCAATGGAAACACGGAAACCTAATCAACTATCGTGAGGGTCTATTAAAACGCATAGGAGAGGCTAAATACGAGCAATTAAGCCAACTTGCTAACCAAACACGAAGATACTCAGCAGAAGAACTAAAAGAACTTATCAAAACATACAAACAAAAGATAAAAGATGCAGGAAAGTGAATTATTTGATGTTCTTAAAAACGGATTTGTACCTGACTTAGAGAAATCAAAAGACCAGTTTAGTAGATGGGATTGCGTAAGCCACAAGCTCCAATATAGAATTGAGTTGAAGTGTAGGAAAACTCACTATGATAAATTGATGTTAGAACGCGATAAGTATTTTGCATTAATCTTATCTTA